CTCGAGCGGGACAGGAGGCGCGAGTGGGGCGCGAAAACTCCCCGCCACGCCCTCCGCCGCCCGCAATTCCTCAAACCAATCAGCCGCAACCGTTGCCGCTATATCCCCATACTCGGCGCACAGCACAGGGACGAATTCAAATAACGCAGCCTGCACGAGGTCGGGCCTGCTGAAGTTCAGCTTGCCCACAAACTCCAGCAGGTCACGTTCAACAAGATCGGCAATGCCGTTATTGGCCTGCTCGAACCTCGTCAGTAGTTGCAGCGACATCGACGGCCCCCTGAGTCGGAGTGTTCATGGCGGCAGCAAGGGCAGCTAACCTGTTACCGGCCGTCAGCCGGCGCTGGTCAGCCTGGAACCTGACAATCTGCTCACGGGTTAGGCCTGCATACTCCATTCCGACCTCAGAAGCTCCGAAGCCTTCGATTGAAGTCGTGAGCTTGGAGAACGCATCGGCGCGGGCGGACGGGGAAACAATCGCCGGGTCCGTGAACTGCGCCGATAGGGTACGCAACTCAGCCGGCACCGTGCCCAAGCCGTCACGCAGCCGGACGGCGAAGTGCATTGCCTGAGCGGCGCCATAACCCCACATCGCGTTAGCGTCACGGGTGGTCGTAATCAGGGTTTCTTTTGCTGCGAAGATCGCGTCTGCCGAGGATGGGTTCGAGGAGTCGGCAAACTTGACTTCAAGGTCCTGATCGTCCGCGAATAGGTTCGCCCACATCCGCAGTTGGTCCGCATGCGGCTGCGGAGACGCGCCCGTGAAGCGGTGCAGCTCCGGCATGTCATCGCCAGGCTCAACATCCATCGCCTTGATGCGTCCCATGAGCGCTGACCACTTATCATTACCGATGAATTCGGACACATCAGCACCGAACAGGTAATACTCCGGGGCGGAGTAGAACTCAGCAGACACCTCAGCCCGGACGATTGTCCTCAGCGCCGAGTCCGAGTAGCCCATGGCGGCCCGGGTGATCCTAGAATGGCCCAGCGGCCGACCAAGCTCATACTTATGCACCAGCGGCGAAACGGACACCACGCCCAAAGGGTTACGACGGATGTCAGCGCGCCAGGAACCGGGCCCCTTAGTCAAGGTGACCACTTTTTCGGGGGTGTGCATGATCATCTGCGAGATCTGGCCGGCGTCGTCCGTCTCAACCACGGACAGAAAGCCGCGCAACGCCCTCCGGCGGCGATCCCACAGCGCGGCCGACGTATCAGCCGCACGCGGCAAAACCAGCACTCCAGGCTCGCCGGACTGGACATCACCCTGAGAAACAGTCAAGAAAGAGCACCCGTGGACGGCGGACGACACCGTGGCCGCCGGGAACTCCACCAAGAAGCGGTTCTCCCAGAGAATTTCGGACAACTCGAATGGGTCTTCAGCTCCGTCCGTGGACACGAAACCTTCAAACTTGGAACGGTCAGTAACAGCGTGGACACCCTTGGCGATCCAGCCGAGCGCGGCTTCAATGCTCCGCATCTTCGGCGGCAGAGAGATCCCGAAATCCTTCAGGATAGCCTTGCCGTCATAGTAGACCGAGCGCACGAGGTTACGGTTCCGCTTGGACTCGAACGTCTGGACCAACTCACCGAGAAGTCTGGCGTCCGAATGGTCCAGGGCCAGGTCTACGCCCGAACCGATCATAGGATCACCGTCCTTCTACTAGAATCATCGCGCACGCGCCGGCGGCGCCCGAACTTCACCGCACCGAAATGAGCGGCCGTTGCGGCCATGAGTGGGGACAGGTCAACATCCAATGACTTCCGGTTCCATTTCCATGCGCCCGCAGGGCCAAAGTTCTCCTTCGTCGCACCCGCGAGGGACTGATCAAGCCGCGCCTGCCCGAAGTGGCTCACGGACAGGTCCTGCGTCACCGCGTCATACAACCCGCCGCACGCCTGCGACAACTCAGCAGCACCCATAACCCGCACCAAACACTTCCGCTTCTTCAGTTCAGGCTCCAGGGAACGGGCAGGAGAGTAGGCATCGATAACCACCGGTATGCGACGTCCGGCGCGCTCTACGATCCAGTCCACCAGCGCCTTCGATCCAGCCTCGGAGAAGCCCGAATCCTCAGCGAGTTCGACGTGAACATGCTCCGGAGCGAACGCCGCAACGGCAATGCTGACCCGCGTGCGCTCAGGGTTCATATCCAGGCCGATAGCAGCCAGAGGCCACTCGTCTGGGACTTCGTCAATCTTCCGGGCGTTCCAGTCGCTGGGGGGAATGGCGGCAGAGCCTTCCTCGTCCCAAATACCCAGCGCCTCGCGGCGGAAAGAATCGTCGTCGGTCAGGTTTTCCCGCATGCGCTCCATCGACTCAACCGGCGTGCGACTGGGAAACGAAGGGTTAGCCTTAGCCCATTGCTCACGATCATCAGGATCAGCCCCGAGATCCGCGGCCAACTCGATGTAAACCATGTCCTTTGACCGACCAGACAACGCCTTCGAGCGGCGGTTCGTGAACTCTTCGCCAGGGTCGGAGGGTCGCGGTGGTGTGCCCATGAAAAACAGCAGTGCGCCAGCCTCATGCTGCGACTGGTTTGCCGCTGGCACCATATCCTCTAGCGCCTTTTCGCTAAGGATCTGCGCCTCGTCAAAAATCTCAGCGTCAACCTGATCGAAGCCGCGGCCGAACCCCTGCTCGCGGGCACCAAACATGATGATTGACCCGTTCTTGAATCGGATCTCCTGCTCACCATTTGATGTGCGGATCGCGTCAATATGCGGCCAGATCTTCTTCTTCTTGACCATGCCCTGCATTGAGCCGAACGTCTTAGTCGTCGTCCGTGTACGGTGCGCAGTCCAGAGGGCCGTATAGCCCGGGAAGAGCACGCAGAGAGCGATGATGATCATGCCAACCAGGAATGTCTTACCGACCTGCCGGGGGATCGACAGGACAACCCCGCCGACCGTCGCCGCATACTTGCCGTTCTTCCGCTTCCCCAAAGCAGCGGCACCAATGCCATCCTGCCAAGGATCAAACGAAACGCCCATCTCAGCGCACTTAGCCACCACCCGCGGCCATGCCGTCGTCACAATTCCCGCCGGAATCACAACATGCTTGGCGACCTCAGATAGCCGAGGCTTCGAACTTCCCGTCGCTGACGTAGGCATGAGATTCCGACTCCTCGCTGCGGGCGTCAATCGCCTCAATATCCCGCACGGTCTCCATCAGCCGCTTAGACAAGGCAGCTAGATCACGGGCCGGAGTATTTGGATCCTCAACGGCGATGGCGATCCGGTCGCGAGTAGCAGCCAAAAGCTCGCGGGTAGAACCACCCTTAGCAGCCTCGGTTACAGTCTTCGGCTTCGCTGTATGGGCGGGCTTCTCATTGGGAGCCACCGCCCGCAAGGGTGATTTACGAGCAGGCATGAGCCGCACCTCCTTTGGAAAAAACGGTAGAGAGAGATTGTCGCAATGCCGGAGGGGCGACCCCGGGGCGATGGGGGGAGGTCCCGGCCAGTCGGCTCGACACCTCGGATCGCACCCTCAGATGGCGAAGAGGAGCAGTTGGTCGCCAGCCAGTCTGTCGCCTTTGGTTGAGTTGCATATGAAGTGTGCCGTGCGGCAATTGACGGGTTCGTGTGTCCCGCCTTTGGCCAATGGCACGAGATGGTCGAGTGTCGGTGCCATTGGATGAGGTACCTTGGCGGTCTTCTTGGTTAGCTTGTTGCAGATGTGGCATCGATACCCATCTGATTCGAATACCTTCTTGCGGAATACGGGAGCGATATACGCTTCGCGCTTCAGGGCCCTTCGCCTTTGCTTAGCCGCATGGGCGACTTCTCTCCGCTTGACTTGGTGGCACTCGATGGAGCAGGTTACGTCAGTGTTGAAGGATACGAAGTATGTCCCGCATACCCGACATGCTCCAGCTGTCATGCGATTGGTAGTGCGAACATGGATGACTGGCTGAGGCTTGCGAGTTGGAACGTACTTGACGATTGCCTTGCTTCGACTCCATCCATTCCTATCGCGCTGCGCGCAGGCTAGGGAGCAGAAGATGACGCGCTTGGTAGTCGTAGTGAATGGCTCGCTGCAGTAAGCGCACGCTTTGGCATAGACCTTGTAGGACCGGCCGTTATGCGCCCGATGCCAGTAGGAGTAGTGCGTTGAGCACATGCCGCGGGATAGTGGCTTGCGCTGGCAGTCTGTTTCCGAGCATGACAGAATGGGCATATCGAACTCCTCAATAGTTCGGTCGCGGCCCCGATCTGTTAGCGCAGATGCGGGGCTTTTTGTTGGGTCACCATTTCCGGCTGGTTTTGAGCGGCTCGACAGCCCTCGACACCGTCTTCGGTGCGGCCCGGTTGCCCTTGGAGATATTGCAGGTCCGGCAGATCACGACGAGGTTATCGATGTGGTCTTTGCCGCCGAGCGCCCAAGGGATGACGTGATCCGGTTCGGCACTGTTGGACTGTAGTCCTTGCTTGTAGTCAAGCTCGACTCGGCAGTGCGGGCAGTGAGTGACTCCGTTGCGCTTGCCTCTTGCCAACGCTTGCAGCCTGACCCGCTTCCAGGTCGCCGTCCCCGTTCTCGATGTAGCCATCGCTTAGTCCTCGAGGTCGTCGGCTTGCGCCCTTGCCCAGTCCGCGTACTCTAGCTCAGCGTCCAGAGTCTCGGTACGTACGCGGGCAGCATGCGCCTCGATCAACTCACACACAGCATCAAGCAGCCTTCTCATACCGTCACCGCCTCATACTCAACGTAGAAGTCAGGCCCGAAGTGTAGGGTCCTCATGCAGTGACCACAGAAGAACAGCTCACCAAGGCTAGGCAGCAGCACGCGGGCCTGAGCCCTAGCTGACGGATGACGATCACAAGTGTTGCCGCCCATGCCGAACCTCCCGCTGCTTGAAGGGTGGAGCTACTTAACCGAGGGCCGCGTTTTCGGTGTTGGATCGGCTGGGTTGTTCGCTCAGTGGGCTGGCGGGTAGTCGAAACCTGCAGCGACTATGGGGGTTCGTCGCTCACCATGCAGCCCGTGCCGCTAATCGCAGGCACAAAAAAGGACCGGCCTGCTTCGGCTCGGTCCTGGATGGGAAGATAGCTCTTCCGTCAATTTGACACGCTATCAGCTTTTTGGGCTGAATGCCATATTTGTGGCGTGCGTGTCGTGCCATGCGTCGAGGACTTCGTGCGGGTGGTAGGTGGGTTGTGGTTCGCGGTCTACGGCGGCTAGTTTGCCGCGTCTTACCCAGTTGCGGATGTCCATGCTGGTTACGTGGATGCGTGCGTGGTCGCGTAGCCATTTGGTGAGGTCGCGTGTGGGCATGGGTGGTGCGATGTTTTGGACCCGTTTGCGGATGTCGGCGTGGTTGATGGTTTCCGCTTCCGGCCCGGATACGAGTAGTTCGGCTTTCCGGCACCAGTCTTGGATGAGCCACGCTAAGCCGGCGGCTCTGTCGTCGTGGGCGTAGGCTTTCGCATCCGAGGCGCAGCTTTTCAGGTTCTCGGCGAGTTGGAGGGCGTCGAGGTTGATGGGTGCGGCGGACCCTGGTCTGGATCCGCCGCTACCTCCGCCGCCTACGGGCCGGACGTTGTCGAGCCGGGCGATGGTTACGCGGAGGTCGATCAACAATACCGGGATCCGGTCCAACCATGCCTGCAGGTCCGTGACGCATTGGGTGCAGAGGTACACATGCGTCATGTTCCGGCAGTCTTCGGTGGTGCATTCCTGACTCATTTGGTCCCTCCAATAATTTCGTCTGGTGCGGGCAGCCCACTTAGCTCGCTATAAGCCCACATGAGTCCGAGCGCTGAGGCTTTGAGTTCGAGCATCCGGTCGTCCGTGAGCCGCCCGTCGAGGTCGCGGATGAGTTCGACGGTGTTGCGCATGGTCCGGAAGAGTTTCGCGGTTGCCTCGTCCTGCTTGGCTGGGTGGCCGCCGGGTTTACGCTTCGGGGTCACTGCGGCTCCTCCGTGGCGTCGGCGCCCCTAATGGCGTTGAGCTTGCGAAGGTAGATGTACATTTCGCGCTCGTAGTGCTCCATGCGGTACTTGTAAACCCCCGCCTCTTCCCGCGCCTTGTCTCGCTCTGCCGTGAGGTGAGCAATTAGCGCGGCACTATCAATTTCTGGCTCACTCATGGTTCCTCCGTAATTTCGATGATGATGCGCGCCTCACCTTTGCCGCCCTGGCGCATGTCCGGTCCCACCACATGCTTGTAGTCGTCGTCGGTGAGTAGGCCGGCGTCCACTAGCCCATCGACTGCGGCTTTAATCGTTGGCCAAAGGTTGTTGGGATCCCAGCGGCCACCCCTTGGTTTGTGGATGTGCGCGGTGATGTGGACTCGCTGGGTGAATGGTTTGAGCCCGTGGGCTGCGGTAGCGGATGCCTGGCGCCATGTTTTCGTGAGCTTTGCTTGTGCCATCCGGTGAAGCCGCTGGTTGGAGTTGATGAAGTCGCACGGGGCGGGGATGTCGATGATGGCTATCCGAGAGTTGGGAACGCGCTTGCTAACGGGCGCTTTTTGCTCACCGTGCTCAGGAGTCACTCCAGCCCCCTGCGTCTCTCCTGTGCCGTCTCCTGCGGGTTGTGAGCGGGTCATGAGCGCGGTGCCGTCTGGGCGAGATGTAGCCATAGGGCGCCGAGGAATCCGAAGAAGACCATCCCCTGCACGTCATTTCGGAAGTTGGCAACGAGGAACACGACGGCGTGCGCAGCGAAGACCGTAAAGCAGATCCACTTCATGCTCCCACCTCCGCGAGCACGAGTTCCCCGGCGCTGAACCAGAGTGGCCAGGGTTCGAGGCCGGTCACGCTGAACGGGTGGTCCTGCCCCTCGACGACGGCGTCAACGGTGCCGACCTGATCGAAGTGGGAGCAGGGGGCGGTTACGCGGACTGAATCCCGAAGATTGAATTTCATGGCTTGCTCCTAGGGTGCGAAGACGAAGGTGTTGGGTTGCGGGTTCATGAGGGTCCCGAGTTGGACGTTCCGGTAGGTCGCGCCGCTGCTGACTCGTATGTCGTAGGTCCCCTCGCTGGTGTTGACGCGGGAGACGTGGCCGGCTTCCATGAGTTCCGCGCCGGGGATGAATAGCGTTACCTGCCGCCCTATGGCGTGCAGGCTGGGGTGTAGCGGCTTACCAGGGGTGTAGGCGTTACGCGGGGCGCGGGTCATGTTGCTCCTTGAGGTGTTTGCATTTGTTGCGGCAGGACTGGATGATGGCGTCGCATTGGCGGCGCTTGAGTGCCCAGAGGTCGGCTGTTTGGGTGCTGCGGGATTCCATGGACCTTGCCGCGTTGAGCGGGTATTGGATCCAGCGGGTTGCCGGCTGGGTGTACGTCAGCCAGCCGTCGTAGAGCTCTTGGCAGGGCGGGCAAGGGAAGGCCATCATGCAGCCAGTTCCTTGATGGCTTGCTGGGATTTGAGGTATTGCATGATCTGCCCGCCGACAAACCTGGCGTATTGGGGTGGAATCGCCTCGGCTATCGACTTGCGGTTGTTCGTGTGGAACATCCCCATGGCTTCCTGCCACTCGGCGACAGTGCCCTTGCGGCCCCCGGCTCCGTAGACCTGGTAGTACACGCCATCCGGGTTGAGCCTCCCGTGGTTCCAGCCCTTGATGGTCCCGCGGTGCTTCTTGTGCTCCGGCGCCAATGCGGGGAAGCCGCTGACCTCGAAGTACCGGTGCCTGATGACCGCAAGCCCGAACATTTCGCCGCAGAGTGTGAAGTCGCGGCGTAGGTCGGAACCTTGGACGTTCTCAATCACGGTCGGCTTGTCGTGCAGTGCCAAGAGGGCGCGTGTGGCTGGGATGAGGTTAAGGTATTCCCGGCCCTTGTTGGTGCCCTTGGTGAGCGCTGAGGAGGACTGGCAGGGTGGGCTCGCGTGGATCGCGTCATACTCGTGGCCGCGGGCTGCGAGGAATGCGATTGCGTCGCCCTGGATGAACGTGCCGGGGTAGTCGGGCTGCGGTTCAATGTCCACGCCCGTCACGTCGAACCCGGCGTCCATGTAGCCCTTGCCGGCACCTCCTGCGCCCGCGAAAAGATCGAGCAGTTTCATTCGTCCTCTTTAAAGCCGGAAGCCCCAGCGTTTGCCGGGGCTTCGATGTGGTTTCGGTTATGGATGGTTGCCCATTCTTGGGCAATTACTCGGGCCTGCGCGTTGAGACCGTCTTGGCATGCATGGCACCACGCCCTGTATTTGAACGGGCCTGGCGGGGTGGATACTTTCGCGGTCATGCTGCGAGCCTCGCTCGTTGGGCGGCGGCTGGTGTGATGCCTTTGTCGAGCGCTTGGCTGTACATTCCCCAGAAATCTAGTTCGGCTAGCCCTGTTGCGCCGTGCCGATTCTTGGCAACCAGCACGGACAGGTCGCCGCGTTTGTCGCCCATGATTTCGCGGTGCAGCAGCATGACGACGTCGGCGTCTTGTTCGATTGCGCCGGATTCGCGGAGGTCGGCGATTGTTGGCATCTTGTCTTGCCGCGCCTCGGATGCCCGGTTGAGTTGGGATAGTGCGATGACGGGGACTTGCATGTCCATGGCCATGATCTTGAGTTGCCGGGACAGGTCCGCGACGAACTCTTGCCGGGGCCGTTTGTCGCCGTGCGGTTGGGACATGAGTTGCAGGTAGTCCACGACGATCCCGGCTAGTGGTTGGCGTCGGTTGACGGATCGGGCGAAGCGTTTGATGTCGGTGATGGTCACGCCGGAGCGGTCATCGACGAAGAGCGGAACTTTGTCCCAGGATGCGCGGCGGTCGCGGATCTTTGCCCAGTCGCCGGGGGTCAGGTCGCGTTCGATGAGCCGTCCGACGTCGATGTGCAGGTCTGCGGAGACTGCCCGGATCTGCACGTCGTTGTTGGACATTTCGAGTGAGGAGAACGCGACCGAGCCGTGTGCGGTGAGGCCCTTGGCGAGGTTGAGCGCAATGACACTCTTGCCCACCGATGGGCGGGCGCCGACCACGTACAGTCCGCCCGGCCTGAGTCCGCCGATGATGTTGTTCACGGCGTCCCACGGTGTCGGGTGGTGATTGACGGCTTGGTCCAGGGTGCCGAGCATGATGTCGATGGTTTCGCCGAACGACTGCACGACTGAGCCGATTGCGCGTGAGGTCTGGTCCACTTCCCGCCGCGCCGTCTCCACCAACTCGTCAACGTCCCCGCCGCTTCCGGCGAGGTCCTGGATCTTCCGCCCTGCCGCGGTCAGGCGGCGCCGTGTGGCTGCGTGGGCGACTATCTCGGCGTAGTAGGAGCCGGAGCTTGCCGAGGGGACAGTCGTCGCCAGAGTGTGCGTATAGCCCGCCCCGCCAGTCCGCGTGATTTCGCCCATCTTCGTGAGCGCATCGTTTACCGTGATCGCATCCACTGGCGAGCCGGCCGCATTGAGGTTCAGGATAGTCCGGTAGATCGTTTCGTGCGCCGGCTGGTAGAAGTCGCCGCCGTCAAGGATGTCAGCGATCTCAGCTATAGCGTCCCGACTGATAAGCATAGCCCCAAGGACCGACTGCTCAGCGACCACGTCGTGGGATGGGTTCTCTTCGGTCACTTGTAAAACTCCTTTGACCATGGGCTGTTAGCGGTGGGCTTGGCTTTCACCGTGCGCTCCGCTTTGAGTAGCCAGTTCTTGAATGCTGCGTCCCAGTTCACGATGCGGCGGTCGTTTGCCTCTGCATGGGTGCGGAAGCGCTCAGCCTGGAAGTCAAGGGCTATACCCTCGGCCTCGGCGTATTGTGCGTGTGCGGCGTTAGGTGCCCAGTCCGCAGGGATGGTGCGGGCGGGTTTCTTGCGGCCCGCTTTGATGGGTATTGGGCCGGGCAGGGATAGGGATAGGGACTGGGTCGGGGTAACGCGAACTTCTTCCGAAGTTCCTCCGAACGTTCCGGTGTTGTTCG